GACGTGATCGGTATCCCCGCCTCACAGGGCTCCCTCGTCTCCAACGGCCATGGCCGTGGCCTTCGCTACCCCAACGAAGTCACACTCAAGGCCTGGCGGCACATGATCATTGTCCAGGTTCAAGCTGCTAAACCCAAAGGCTGGCAACCCACCGCTCCCATCTCCATCACCGCCACCTTCCGCTTCCCCAGGCCTGCCAATCACTACGGCACAGGACGCAATCGCGGGCAGCTCACACCCTCCGCACCCGACTGGAAAACCACCAAGCCCGACCTAGATAAAACCCTGAGAGCCGTGGGTGACTCCCTCGAACAAGCCGGCCTCATACTTGGCGATCAGCAGATCGTTGGTATCAACGCCGCCAAGCGCTTCACCACCAACGACGAAGCACCTGGCCTCCTCCTCACCGTCATCTCTCACGACACCACTAGCCTGTAGGCGGATCAAATACTGCAATCGTGGGCCGAAGCACCGCTACTGAAACCAAATTCAGAGTGGATGCCGTATACAAGCTCCTCTCTGAAGCCTGGTCCCGTCAGCAGATCTTGCTGTTTGCCGCAACCGAATGGGGCGTCTCTCAGCGCATGGCTGATGAGTACATTGCCCGCGCTCGTGAACTCCTCCTCGCAGACGCTGAAATGCAGCGACCTGCCTGGCTAGCTGAAGCACTGGGCCGCCTTCGCAACTACGAGCAGCAGGCAGCACGACGCGGCCAGATGCAAGTGGCCGTCAACGCCCTTGGGATGCAGGCCAAGCTGATTGGCATTGAAGTGTGACCCTCCTCGATCGTTGTGCTGGTGGTTCCCTCCTCGAACCACCCGTTCAACTCATTCAGACCACCACCGGCAGCATCGACGAAGCTGAAGAGATCAGGCAGCGGGTCCTGGCTGGCCTCCTCCCCTATCAGCGCCCCATCTGCCAGGACGACACCCACCGGATCATCGCCTTCTGCGCCGGATACGGGGCCGGCAAGACCAGAACCATGTGTGCCTGGACTACATGCCTCGCCCTCGATAACCCCAACACCACGGGCATCCTCTTCGCACCAACAGGCCCCCTGGTGCGCGACGTGGTGATCCGCAGCCTCGAGGATTACTGGACTGAGCTGGGCATCCCCTTCGAGTACAGGGCCAGCCCATTACCTGAGTTCAAGGTGATGCTCCCCCTGGGGCCGGTCGTGGTGCTCTGCCGCAGCATGGAAAATTGGCAGCGCATCATCGGCATTAACGCCAGCTTCATCGGTGCTGAGGAGATCGACACTTCAAAAACTGAGATCGCCAGGCGGGCAGTCGAGAAGTTCCTGGGCCGTCTTCGTGCGGGCAACCGCAGACAGCTGGGCATGTTCTCCACACCTGAGGGTTTCGGCCTGATGTATTCCCTGTTCGTTGAAGAGGGTGACAAGGCAGATCGTGCCATCTACAGGGCTAAGAGCACAGACAACCCATACCTCCCTGCTGACTTCATCGACGGCATGCGGGAGAACTACCCGCCCAACCTCCTCGAGGCGTACCTGAATGGTGAGTTCACACTGCTCACTCAGTCCAGGGTGTATCCAGAGTTCAGCCGTGACCTGAACGCCTCCACCATCAGCGAGCCCTCTGAACGCGACACCCTGTTCCTCGGGTTGGACCTGAACGTGGATCGCTGCTGGCTGGCCGTCTGCGTACAACAGAGCGATGGTGTTCACGTCATCGCCGAACACATCGCCAGGGACACGCCGGCTGTGATCGAGTGCATCAGGCAGCACTACCAGCCATGGGTTGATCACGGCCAGCTGATCGTCTGCCCTGACGCCAGCAGCCAGAGCCGCAGCACGAAGAATGCCGGCATTTCAGATTTCGGCCTGCTGAAACAGGCGGGCATCCGCATGCAGGTGCAGGGCAGCAACCCGTTCATCCGCGATCGGGTGCTGGCACTGAACAGCCTGATCCTGAATGCCAAGGGTGAGCGGCGGTTGTTCGTCCACCCCAGCTGTAAGGGCATGCTGAAGGGCCTGGAGCAACAGCCCTACGACCAGGACACCCAACAACCGGAGAAGGGCGATGGTGGCCCTGATGACCTGTCCGGTCAGATGGATGCCCTCGGATACGCGATCTGGCAACTGGCTGGGATCACGGCCTGGCAGACCAGGGGGCACAACAGACGCAGCGGCCTCGTATCAATGCCGCCCAGGGTGTACTGATCACCACTCGTAGACTGTTGCTACGCAGGAATAGGGCAATGGCTGTCTGGCCGGTAAGTGAAGGCGGGAGCTATCCAGGTGAACCCGAACCCGAGCAGGTTGAGGTTCAACAGCCTGATGCTCAACCTGAACTGAAGCGCTCTCGCCCGAAACTGGTGAAGTCTGATGGCGAATGAGATCTGGACTGCCAACCAGGCACAGGGCTGGGCTGGTAACCCTACGCAGTTCGGCGTATCGGGTGGCATCAGTACGCAGAGCGTTGATGACCCCAGTTCGGTTGATCCGCTGTATTGGCAGATGAGTCAATGGTGGGCACCTATTCGCGCATGCCTGGAGGGCACCCAATACCTGCGGGACAACGCGATCAGGTATCTGCCTCGCCAACCACGGGAACAGGAGGATGCGTGGAAGGGCCGGGTGGCCCGCAGTGTGTTCAGCCCATATTTCTCCAGGGTGATCCGCACCGCGATCGGCCTGATCCTCCGCAAGCCGGTGGTGTTCGAGGGCGGCGATGAGACGTTCTGGGAGGAGTGGCGCGGGAATGTGGACCGGCAGGGCACGGATCTCGAGGAGTTCCTGCGCAACCAGCTGGCCACGAGCATTGCCTACGGACACTCGGGCTGGCTGACGGATTTCCCGAAGGCCGAGGGTGTGGTGACGCTGCGGGACCAGACGATGGCCGAGCTGAAGCCGTACTTCGTGGCGGTGGCACCGTGGAACATCCTCGGCTGGCGACACGATGCCCGTGAGCACATGGGCAAGATCCAACAGGTGCGGATCAGGGAGAACATTGCCAAGGCCGATGGCCGCTATGGCCTGAAATACGTCGAACAGGTGAGGGTGTTGACCCCCGGCGGGTACGAGCTGTGGGAGGACCTGGATACCACCGGCTGGACGCTGATCGAGTCAGGGCAGACCAGCCTGAGCGAGGTGCCGCTGTCTGTGACTTACGGCGGAAAGATGGGAACGCTGCATAGCAAACCGCCACTGCTGGACATCGCCCACCTGAACCTGACGCACTACCAGCGGCATGCTGATTTGATCCATGCGCTGCACATCGCGGCGCAGCCGATGCTGGTGCTGAAGGGTTGGGACGACCTGAGCGACCCGGCCGGGTTGAGCGTGAACAACGCCCTGGTGCTCCCACCTGAGGGCGATGCGTTCTACGTCGAGCCGGCCAGCAGTGCATTCGACGCACAGCGTGCCGAGCTGGAGGCCCTGGCCGAGGAGATCAGCACCCTGGGCATTGCCACACTGACGAAGCAGAAGAACACGGCAGAGAGCGGCCTGAGCAAGTCGCTGGACCGTGTGGACAGCAACAGCATGCTGGCGTTGATCAGTAAGGATCTGGAGCAGACGCTGCAGCAGTCGCTGGACTGGGCGGCTGAGTTCGCTGGTGTGCAGGCTCCCGTGGTGAGTCTCGATCGCGACTTCGATGTAGCGGCGATGGAGGGGCAGGAGATCTCAGCGATCAATGCCCTGTTCACCTCTGGCCTGCTGGATCAGGAGACGGCCCTGGAGCTACTGAAGCGGGGCGAAATCTTGCCAGACGACATGGAGCCGGAGGAGATCATGGCTGCGGCCGAGCTGGAGCAACAGAAGAGCATGGATCACGACCTGGCGATGGTTGAGGGCCAGGCTCAGGTTGCTGCTGCGTATGCCCCGAAGCCCCCGGCCGCGAAGCCGGGTCCGCCTAAGGGCTGATGCAGACCGAAGAGCAGCTGTTCGTTGCAACCAGGGATCAGTTTGTTCTCAAGGGATTGAGCGACGATGCGCTGAAGCAGATCCTGCCGGCGTACAAGCAAGCGATCGGCCGGATCACCTTCCTGCTGGAGTCGATGCCAGGGCTGAGCGTTGAACGGCAGCTCTGGCTCCAGACGCAGCTGGCCACGATCGAGGCGCAGTTCAAGCCTGTCGCCGATCGGATCTACCAGATCCTTCCTGGCGAACAGGCGAAGGCATTCGAGGAGGGGATCAGGAACGCCCAGCAGTATTTGACGGCCGGAGGGATCGAGCCTGAGGGCAACAAGCCGGTGGCCATCACGGGTGAGACGGTGAAGGGCGAGACGGTGAAGGTGATCGGCGAATACCCAGGGTTCAACGTGACAAGCGCGGTAAGCGATGGGTTCATGAGCCCGAGCATCACCAGACAACAGGTCGTTGCAGCGGCCAGAGAGACGGGGTTCAAGGTGCTGAGCCCTGGTGGCAGTAAATACGGGCTCGAGGATCTGCTCCCCAAGTGGCAACAGGCGCAGGCGGCCCAGGTCGAGCGTCACCTGCGGGCAGGGTTCCTGCTCGGGCAGACGAACGAAGAGATCATGCGGGAGGTGGGGCCGCTCGGCCCTGGCCGGAAGGGATGGGCGATGACCGAGGCGCTGGTGCGCACCTCGATGGCGGAGGCCAGCCAGTCAGCACACGATGCGTTCTATGAGGCGAATGCTGAACTGCTGCCTGAGACAAAGAGCGGGTTTCGCTGGTGGTGGG